TGGTAGGTTTCGTCGCTGATGCCTTCGTCGTTGACGCCGACCTTGATGGCGAACGTTCCGGGTACGCCTTCGGGGACGGTCTGGAACCACTCCAGGACCTCGATCAGGTAGCCCAGCGGCTCCACGACACGGCGCAGCGCGCCGATGGTGCCCTTGCGCGAGTGGACGAAGTACGACGACCTGATCGCCCGGCGCTTTACCGCCTCTGGCCAGCGACTGTCCCAGCGGTCGATGGAGAAGGCCCAAGCCAGAAACGGCAGTAGCGCCACTGGGCAGCGTTCAGGGCTGATCAGATCCCGGATCGGGACCGGCACTCGCTCGATCTGGGCCAATGCCTCGGCGGCCTGGCGCTCCAGTGGCGTTGAGTTACCGGGCAGCAGCCTCATGGCTCATTGCCTTGCACAAGTTCAACCTCGGTGCAGTGCGGCGCCTGGCTCAGGCTGGCGTTGATATCCGCCCAGCCTTCAAGCTCGACCTTGCGCACGCCTTCGACATGCAAGGCCGCGTGGATCGCGGATTCCGATACCTGCATGCCCAGGCGGCGCCGTTGGTGGACGAAGGCCAGCAGCTTCTGCTCGGCGGCGTCGAGGATGGGCTCGGCCTCGGGCCCCAGCGTTTTCAGGAACAGTTTCGCCTTGACCTGGTACGGGATGATTTCCGCGCCCTGGACGGTCAGCCGGTCAGCTACCGGCCGGCGGTCTTCATCGTTCAGGTAGCTGCGCACCGTGGCGAGCAGGGCTTCGCTGGCAGTGCCATCCCCTTGGGCGGCCTGTACTGTGACGACGGCCACGGCCGGCGACGGGCTGTCAGCGGTGGCATCTGCCACCATGCCGTCAGCGGCGCGGGCGTGGAAAATGTAGGCGTTGCGTGGCCCGGCGGTGCTCAGGCCCTCGAAGGCCATCTGAGCGCGCTCCCGCAGCGCCTCGTCGCTCTCCAGAACCTGCGGGATGGGCGGCACGGCCTGTGGTTGCGCCGCCTGAATGACCAGGCGCTTGACGTTGAAGTTGCCGGCGACCTGGTCCAGGTCGTTGCCCCCGGCCGAGCTGAGCATCACCGCGAGCGAGGCCTCGTTAACCCGCTGGCGTAGGATCATTTCCCGGTAGGCGTTCTCCTGCAGCAGCTTGGTGATCGGTTCCGAGTCCAGCTCCAGGCGCGCGGCGATCTCGGTCTGTTCATCCGCCGGCCAGAGGCTGACGGCATAGGCCTTGCGCTCGGCGAGGATCTGCTCGAAGTCGATCTGCTCCACCACCTGGGGGGCGGGCAGCTGGCTGAGATCGATGGGCAGGAAGGTATTCATGCACTGCCCCCCAGCTGCAGCGGTGTGCGGATGTTGAACGGTTCGTTGGTGTCGACCAGGACGCCGGTCAGGCTCAGTTCAGCACGGCCGCTAAGATCGCCGACCACCAGCTCGACCTGCGCCAGGCTGATCCGCGGCTCCCAGCGCATCAGCGCCATGGCGGTCGCGGCGTACAGGCGCAGGCGGGTGGCGGGGTTGAGCGGCTGGTCGACCAGCTCGGGCAGCAGGCTGCCGTACTCGCGGCGCTCCACGCGGGTGCCCTGGCGGGTTGTGAGGATGTCGTCGATGGACTGTGCGATGTGTTCGAGCTTGCTCAAGGCAGCCCCGGTGCGACGGTTCATTGTGGTGCTCCCGTCTGTCCAGGCCCTGGCATGACGCCGGCATGAACGTGCTTGACCAGGCTGATGCCGGCCGCAACGACGTCGACGGAGACCGTGACGGTGCCGGTGACGTTCTGGTTGCCGGTCTGGGTGTAGTCGCCCTCATGGGTGATCGGACCGACGATATGGATGCCGCCCGTGCTGGTCAGGCTGGTGGTACCGCCATCGGGCAGCGTCGCGCTGAGGTGATGCGCAACACTGTCGTACTCGATCACAGCGCCGTCCCGGTAGGTGCGGCGGTGCAGCCCTGGGCGGTCGCCGTTGGCAGGAATGGCGTCGCTGAACAGGCCGGTGAAGACCACGCCGTTGGCCATCTGCCCGCTGGGAGAGAGCAGCAACACCTGTTCGTTCACGGTGGGCGGGTCCCATTCCTGGTCGGCGCCGGCACGCCAAGCCATCCAGGGCAACCAGGTCGTCAGATTGCCGCCGGTTTGCACCTTTACCCGGGGCGGCACGTGCTGCACCTCGGCGATGGTGCCAAAGCGGATCAGGTTTTCCAGCAGGCGGTTCAGGTCGGCGATGTTCATGCCGGTGATGGTCGCGCCACGCGCGCGCGGGTGCATTCGCGTGGGCTTGTAGGGCAGGGCGTTACAGGGTCAGGTGAGCCAGCAAGGTGTCGCGCAGGTGGTCAATCTCGGCGTCGGTGAAGCCCAGCAGCTCGCGCTGTTCGTACTGTACGACCGCGCCGCCGCGGGCCACACGGTCTTTCAGCCCCTTCTGGTGGACATTGGCGATCCTGGCAATCCGACCGGCGAAGCCCACCGACGCGCCGGCAGCGTCCCCCTGCGCCTTCAGGTAGGTGGCGGTGCGCATCTTCTGGAACATCTTCACCTTGCGCCGTATACGGCCCTTCTTGCCTCTTAGCTGCCGAGGTTTGCGCGGGGCATAAGGTGAGCCGTCTGGGTTGCGTTGGGTGATGACGCGCTGTTGCTGGCTGCGGCGCAGGTCCTTGGCAACGGTCCGGGCCAGCTTGGTTCGAGCAGCTGGCTCTATGCGCTGTAGGAGCGGGCCGACCCAGTGTTCCAAGTTCTCTAGGTCAGCCATGACGAGGCGCCTTCAGCGGCGGCGTTACCAATGCCATCCCGTCCGGGGCTGAGGGTGGCTGCCAGGCGGCGAGCGGTTCGCCGTTGGCATAGAGGGCGACTTCGCCCTGGTCTTCGTAGGGCTGGTACTGCGGCTCGCCTGGGTGGGTCACGTCAAAGCCCCCGTCCTCCAGTCGCGTCACCACCACCCGCTCAGTCAGTGGCAGGGTGAGGCTGAGGTCGACCTTGCTCCGGTCGAGAAGATCGGCTTCGAAGACCAGCCCATCGGCCGACTTGTCGAGGTTGGCCAGCAGCTCGGACTGGTTGACCCGCAGCCAACCGAGGATCGGCAGCATCACGCTGTCCGGGTGGCCGGCGAAGTCGGTCAGGATGATCTGCAGGGTGTAGGCGTACTCGAACGACAGGCTGACGGCCGCGGTGCAGCGGACCTTGCCGCTGTCGATGAACATCAGCAGCCGTTCGGGGTTGCGGGCGAGGTCGGGAACGGCGGCGAGCAGGTGCTCACGCAGGCTATCGGGCTTGTTCATGGGTCACCTGGTGCTGGTAGACGCGGTCGACCTGGGCGGCGCACTCGGCCCAGGCCAGTTCGGTGCGCTCCTGGTCAGTGAGCAACTGGCCGTTGCGGGCTGGTGCCGTCGCTGGGAGCTGGCACGGAACGACTACCGGACAGCCACTGACGATAAGCGTCGGCGCCGGTGAGGGCGGGGCGCTCACGCAGCCGGCGAGCAGCGTCAGGCAGAGGCTGGTCAGCCCATTCGCGAAGTTGCTGGTTTTCATGCTTGAGGGCCTCGATCATGCGTTCGCGCTGGGCAAGGCCTTGGCGCAGCTCGCCTTGCAGGGCGAGTAGCTTGGCCTGGCTGTCACGCTCGTTCGCCAGTTCGGATTTCAGTTGGTTGGCCGTGGCCAGGTTCTGGTCGCGGTCTTGCTGCGTGCGTTCGAGCTGGTCTTCCAGCCGCTTGCCGGCATCCTTGGCGGTGGTCACCTGGTGCTGCTGGTCCCAACCCCACAGTGCAGCGGCGCCGGCCACCAGTAGGGCGAGAGCAAGCAAGCCGCTACGCAGATCCATCAGGCAACCGCCAGGGCGCGGTCCTGGTGCCGCTCGAAGGAGCGCTCCAGCTTCACGTCGTACAGGTTGCGCTTGTAGTCGGCGCCGTTGTACAGCTCGGCGACCTTGGCCCATTTCAGGGCCTTCAGGGCCTTGTGGAGGGTGGGGTCGGTCTCGATGAAGCGGACAAAGGCCTCCAACTGCTCGGGTTCGCCGCGCGCCATGTGGTCGACGAAGTCTTGCACATTGGCATAGCCAAGCCGCTCCCAGTGGAACCCCATGATCTGGAAGGCCCCCCAACTGGCCGACTCCAGGGCGGCGGTGTCATCGAGCTGGCGGGCCTGGGTCAGGCGCTGATGCTCGGCGGTACCGCCGATGTATCCGCCGGGCTTCGGGTTGACCAGGGCAGGATTGAGGCGAGCCAGTTCGTCAGCACGGGGCTGTTGCAGACGCCGGAACATGATGTGGCGTTCGAACAGGATCACGGGCTTGCCGTTGTCCAGGAAGCCGCGCCCCTTCGATTCGACCTCGTTCAGGGCATAGATCGCCGCCACCGGCACGCCCAGCCGCTCGGAGGCTTTCACCAGGTCGGTGTGCTTCAGCAGCTTGAGGTTGGTAGCGCCTTGCAGGCTGGCCAGGGTCTTCGGCCCTGCCATGCCGTCGGATACTAGGCCTGCCTTGAGCTGGTAGGCGCGGACGGCGGCCTCGGTGGCGTCACCGTAGATCCCGTCGGCCGACAGCTTGGCGCCATGGTCGTTGAGCTTGCGTTGCAGGTCGCGCACCGCCTGGGAGCGGTCGCCGTGGTGAAGGGTCATAGGGTCCTCTCCTTGCGGGTGAAGGTTTTCTTCGCGGCAGCCCGGACAAACTCAATGCCAAGCAGACCGATCAGGCCGCCGAAGAAGGGCGCGGCAGAGAGTGGGATGCCGATCAGCGACAGCCCGTGGCTGGCCGAGAGGGCAACGAACCCGCACAGCGGCGCTTCGATGACCAGTTGGCGGATCTTTCCGCCGCCGTAGATCACCCGCAGCGCGGCGATGAGGGCCGCCAGTAGCCCGGCGTACAGGCCGGGCCAGTTGTGTTCGAGCCAGGAGGCCAGGAAGGCCCAGGTTTCGGGACGGTCAGGCATGTTGGTCCTTCCATGGTTGGGTGGGCGCGCAGGTCAGTCCCATAGGTTCACCATCGGTCGTTCAGGGGCTGCTGTCTGGAGTTCGGGCAGGGTGACGAGCAGGCCGGCCGGGAGCACGGCGCCGTGGTCGGCCAGGCCAGGGTTGGCATCGAGCACGGCCTCGACCACGCCGGCCGTGCGGCCGTAGTGCCGCCAGCACAGGGCGTCGACGGTGTCGTGCTGCTGGGTACGGCGCTGCTCGGCCATCACAGCAGCTCTACGGTGGTGCGCGGGGTGCCGAGGAAGTCCCGGACGGCCCAGCGCTGGTCGCGGCGGTAGTCGTCGATGGTCGGCAGGGTTTCGTCGGCGTTCTTGTTGCCGCTGCCGCTGCTGTCGTAACCGCGGTACCGCTCGCAGACTTCGGCACCGGCCGCGCATTCGACGGCGCGCAGGTACAGGTACACCAGCTGGGACTGGCCATTGATCTGCTTGCTGGGCACATCGGCGAGCGTCTCGGCGCCATTGGCCGGAGCCTTGGTGCGCCAGTCGTCCAGGTCACGATTCACGGCGATCACGGCAGCGATCACGGCAGTCTCGAGCCGGGCAGGGGTGACGCTGGAATCGATGCGCAGGGTCTCGCGGATCTTGTCCAGGTCAATCGACGGCCAGAAGGCGTCGCTGTTGATGTGGCCGCCGGGTATGGGGCCGCCAGGGATGAATCCGCTCATGGTCGCCTGCTCTGGAATAGGTCGGCGGTGGTCGGGGCGTCAAAGCTTGGCCAAGGAGTAAGCCGCTGATCCGCCCCGAGCCGCCGGGTTGCGTGGGACGCTCGGTTTAGCCGGCGTTACCGGCGAGTTTTTTGAGGAGGCGCTCGGCGCGCTCCAGGTCTTTCTTGCCGCCGCAGTTGTCATGCAGCTCGATGGCGCGGCGCAGCAGGTCAACACCCGCCTGGACCTGGCCTGGCTGGCCGGGGTTGGCTTCGTCCAGGTCGGTGAGGGTGGCCTTGCCGAGGGCCAGCATCAGCTTGGCGCGGGCCTCGTCGGGCATGTCCTCTTCAGCAGTCAGTTCGGCTGTGCGGGTCAGGATGTCGATGGGGAAGGTTTCACCTGTCTTCTGGGCCTTCAGCGCGGCTTCGGCGATTTCTTCGGCCACGATGCAGCCGGTGGAGCGCTCGAAGCGGTCGGGCATCTTCAGCCCGTGCTGCAGTACGTAGGCCGCAACGTCCAGGCCACCCGCCCAGTCACCCGCGTCGAAGCGCCAGATCATCACGGTGGTCAGCACCTCGTCCTGGGCGCCATGGCCGGCCTCGATCACGCCCGCCACGTAGGGCTCGTAGGCCGGCAGCAGCTCGACCTTGAGCTTGCCTTTGCCTTCCCGCGACTGAATGGCGGACAGGCGCTGGCGGTCCTGGTGGAGCTGAGCGAGGTGCAGCTCGTACTGGGTGGCCCCTTCCATGGTCTGTTCAGGCGCGGTCGCCGCTGCGGCCTGGGCCGCAGTGACGCGCTGGAAGTGGCGCCGGCAGGGATTGGTCATGGCGATATCCCTCACGCGATCTCGATGTTTTCGGCGAACGCGGCGCAGCCCAGGTCCTCGATGACGTAGGCCTCGTTGACCGACTCGAAGTTCTCGATGCGGTCGCGGGCGGCGTTGTCGACGACGGTCTTGCGGCGGCTGCCTTCCTGCCAGTAGTACGACAGGTTGTCCAGGCGGGTGACGAACAGGCCGTTGGCGGGGAAGTGCGGCACACGCACGGCCGGCAGGTTGCCGATGCGCTTTTGGCTGGTGACGATGTCGGCCGCCAGCATTTCGGTCGGGGCATTGGGCTTGTTGATGATCGGGAAGTACTTGTCGGCCAGGATCTTGCGGCCGCACACGACAACCAGCTCGGTGTCCTCCTGGTACCAGGGCTCGATCAGTTCGTTGACCATGGCGAACACCAGGGCGTCGATGTTCTCGAAGTCCTTGCCGGCGCCGATGGCGATCTTGCCGCTGCCGTCGACCACCTCTTTCATCACGCGCGCGGCGTTCTCACGGCGCATTTTCTCCAGCCAGCCGATGTTCACATCTTGCAGCAGCGGGTTGGTCGCCGGGTTGGAGGTGGCCGCGCGGCTGGTGCCGTTCCAGCCGATGCAGATGCGGTTGAGCGCCATCAGCTTGATGATCGCGTCACGAATACGGGCCTGGAAGTCCGGGAATTTCGCCCAGGCGTCCAGCTTCTGGTACTTGAGGTGGGTGTCGTAGTTGGTCTGGGTGCAGACGTAGCCGCGGTCGTCGAGGCCGGTCGGGTCACGGGTTTCGCGGGCTTTGACGTCAGTGTCAGTAGTGCCGGCGATGTTGCCGACCACGCCCAAGCCGATCTTTTCACCCATCTGCTCGGTGACGCCGTAGCTGTTGATCATGCCCAGGAACTGGCTGGACTCCTGGATTCGGCTCTCGAGTTTCTGGGCCACGGCCGGGTTGGCGGCGAATTTGGTCGTGACGTCAGGCACGCCGTGGAGCTTGGCCATCTGGGCCAGGTATTCGTTGTAAAGCAGGCGGGTATCGTTACGCATGGTGGTCTCCGGGTTTCCTTGATCCGTTGTCGATCAGCAGTCGGTAAGGTCGCGACCGCTGCCACCGGGAACCGATGGGCGATCCTTCTGGGTGTGGTCCTGGGTGTTGCTCAGGCGCTTGACCAGGGCTTCGTGGTCACCACTGAGCTTGGCGAACTTCTTCTCCAGCTCGATGAAAGCGGCCTGGCCTTTGGTCACCGCTTCGGCTTGCTCGGCGCCGTGGGTAGCGAGCTGCTCGATCAGTTCGCCCAGGGCGGCGAAGTTGGCGGCGTCCTTGCCTTCCTTTTCCTTGCCCTTGCTGAGGAGGCCACCGACCTTGTCGCGCAGGGCTGCGAACATGCTGGGGCCGTCGGTCACTTCCTCGAATTCGAGTTGCACCTCTTCAGCCGCGGTGAATAGGTTGTCTTTGTTCTGCTTGCGGCCGGTCAGGGTGCCGTGCTGGGCGCTGAACTGCAGGGCTTCGGTACCCAGGCTGGCCGGGGTGTCAGTGATCGCCAGGCCAACCAGATAGGCCTTGCCCGTCTTGGCGAACTTGGGGTCGATCTCGACCGACGTGTAGATCTTCTGGTTCTTGGCGTTCAGGGCGAGCAGGGCATCGTTGGGTTGCAACTGCGCGAACAGCGCAAGCCGCTGCTCGCCATCGATCTCGACCTCTTCAGCCTTACAGGCCAGCACGTCGCCATAGGCACCGAACTCCCCACCCGGCCAAGCCCACTTGATGTGCTCGCAGTTGATGCGGGCGCCGTAGGTGTTGGGGCTGTACTGCGCGGCCATCTCCTCGATCCAGGAGCGTTCGATAGTGCGTCCGTCAGTGGTGCCGCCTTCTACGGCAACCCGGAACCACTTGGAGCGGAGTTTTTTTGCAGGGGTGTCGGTCTTGTCGGCCATGCCGGGAATCCTCGTTGCGGTGGCGGTGTGCCTTGCGTTGAGGGCATGGTCCGCAGCGCGCCGGTCGGCAGCAATGCGCGGGGTTTGTAGGGCAGGAGGCTACAGGCAGCGCCAGTAGGGGATCGCGCGCGCGAACGGCAGCATCGGCGCCATGAATGCTATCGCCCAACCCACCACCGACGCGCGCCGCCAAGCCAAGTTCCTGTACTGGACCGGGTGGCGCATCACCGATATCGCCGACTTCCTGGGCGAGAAGGAGAAGACCGTCCACAGCTGGAAGGCCCGCGACGAGTGGGACCGGGCGGACAACGTCGAGCGCATCGGCGGTGCCCTGGAAGCGCGCCTGGTGCAGCTGATCCTCAAGGAGGGCAAGACCGGCGGGGACTTCAAGGAAATCGACCTGCTGCACCGGCAGCTGGAGCGCCAGGCGCGGATTCAGCGCTATCAGGGCGGCGGGACCGACACCGACCTCAACCCCAACATCGCCAAGCGCAACGAAGGGCCGAAAAAGCAGGCGGTGCGCAACGCGCTGGACGAGCAGCAGATCGAGACGCTGGTCGAGGCGTTCCGCGACAGCTGCTTCGACTACCAGATGGATTGGTACCGAGCTGGCAACCAACGCACCCGCATGGTGCTCAAGAGCCGGCAGATCGGCGCGACGTTCTACTTTGCCCGCGAGGCCTTGATCGACGCGATCACCACCGGACGCAACCAGATCTTCCTGTCGGCGAGCAAGGCCCAGGCCCACCAGTTCAAGACCTACATGCAGTCGTTCATGAACGAGGTGCTGGGCATCAAGTTGACTGGCGACCCGATAGTGCTCTGGAACAACGCCGAGCTGCATTTTCTCGGCACGAACTTCCGCACGGCCCAGGGCCGAACTGGCAACTTCTACTTTGACGAGTTTTTTTGGGTCCACGGGTTCAAGGAGGTCAACAAGGCCGCCTCGGCGATGGCCCTTCAGAAGCGCTGGCGGAAGACGTATTTCTCGACACCGAGCAGCATGGCGCACCCGGCATATACCTGGTGGACGGGCGAGCGCCTGAACAAGGGCAAGCCGACCGCCAAGCACATCAAGCTGGATGTGAGCCATGCAGCGCTGCAGCA